TATATTATAAATAAGGCAGTATATTTATATAAATAATATATATAATATACAGGCTTAAAATTTAATTTTAAAATATACCTTGACAAGAAAATGATAGAATGATATTGTTTTATTAAATTAAAAATGCATTCGGGCAACGGGCGGCGGCAGCCGTCGAGGTCCCGAAAGAAACGGACTTCATGCAGCCGGTACAGTCGAGATCATCATGATCTGATTGTATCAGTTGCATTTTTTATTTTAAGTATTCCAGTACTGGAGAGAGGAGATATATAACATGTCAGCAGTTGAAATGCAGGAAATAAATAATAATACCGTTGATGTTTTTAAAAGTGATATTGACATGTATATAAATCTCTGGATGGAAGAGAGACATATAGAGGATTTATGCAAAGTATCGCAGAACAGATGGTATAACTGTTGTAAATATGTCTATGAGAATGTATTTAAAGTTAATCCAAAGTACCTAAAGGATGATAATAATATTAATAATGCCTATGATACAGATAAGGTTAACGAGGTATTAGATATATATATAGACCTGTGTAATGACTACGAGAAAGTAGTGAATATTGTTGGGTTCACATTCTTTACTGGAATACATAGAGATACGTTAAATGGATGGGTTAACGGCGTGCAGCTAGGCTCATCAGGCTCCGACATTTGCAAAAAAATTGACGAAATGCGTGAGGAAAGTTTGGTAGGTTTACAGGTTTCCGGCAAAGGAAACCCCATGAATTACATGCCGTCACTGAATAAGTACTGCGGCTTCAATATGCCCGGCGTAAGAGACCAGGGAGCCAGAGCAAGAGCGTTGACAGCTTCGGAGCTCCCAAAACTGGGAAGCGGGAATTGTGCGAGATTGCCGGACAACTTTGACAATTCAAGCCCAGATAATGGTGAAATCGTGATAGACAATTCAAACAATTTAAAGCCCAGTGTTTAAGCACCTTGAGCCGCATACTTTCGTTTAAACAGTTTAAGAAACTTAGGTTTAACGAATAGTTAGAACACAAACAGAGAATTGTACGAACAATTCAAACAATTTATCAATGTTCAAAGCATGATTCGGCATGGAGGGGGAGGGGGTTTGATAGGTTGAGAAAATCAGCACTACTAAGTCCTTTAAATATCCTCAAAAACAAAAAGAGATTGGATGGAAAAGTATGAGAGTAGTATCACAAAGCAAAGACGTTTCGCTTGATTTTGACCGAGCGGTATTCACAGCAAATCATGGAATGATAACTGCTATGGTTGATGGAAAAACGTTTACCATTGGGACGTATGCAAATTTAGGTAGAGAAAAAGAAGTATTCTCTGATATGCACAAGGCATTTTCGGCTTTTCAAGTTATTAGCACAAACATGGATAAACAACAGGTGGCCGAAATGTTTGCAGTATCTAAAAACATATCGATCAGATGCGTTGATATGAGTGATCCTTGTATGGGAATAACTGTATTTGATAACATGGTCTATTACATGCCGGAAAAGTAGTGTTAATATAGCGCTATCGCCAAGCGGTAAGGCACTGGATTTTGATTCCAGTATTCGCAGGTTCGAATCCTGCTAAAGAAACTTGTGAGAGGAAAACAACCATGGTAATTATTAAAACGATTATATCGACGCTGGATGTTATTTTTATGCTGATACTATTTGTATCTGGCAGAGAATCCAAAGACAAAGAAACAGCAATTGCATTATGGGTACTTGTGATGTTACTGTTGCTGAACATGTTTCTGATGTGGAGGTAACAGAATGTTTTATAGTCCAATATTTGGTATTTGCTTTCAGCTGCCTATCATTTGTGCAGAGGAAAGAATACATATAACAAAATCAAAAGGACCGGACATCACCGGAGATTTGCTCGATCTGGATAGTGACGCTGAGCACCAGTCTGAGAAGTCGGAGCATCCAGTATAGCTTAAGTCCACTGGCATTCGGTTTTTGCAAGAAAAAACTCGGCGCAAGCAATTATTCGGTGTTAGTGGACGTCGGCAAAATAAAAAGATCAAAAATACTATCATAAGCGGCGCGCTATGCGCGCTGTGACGGAACGTAGCTCAGAGGAAAGAGCAATCTTTTCATTCTTCCATGCTCTAATGAATTGATAGCCGCAGGTTCAAGTCCTGCCGTTCCGATTGAGAGATAGGTTTAAAGCTTATCTCGGAATACGAAAAGTTCGTATTTCTCCTTTCGCCACTAGGACGATTCTGTTAAGGACGGTGCGAGACCGTCCGGTGGTATTTGCCGCGGAGCGCGGCATTAGGCGTAAGACTATATGGTGATGAATGATGATCGTTCCGTAATTTGCTGACAAGCAATCCATATAGCAGTCAGACTTGATAGTTCGGGTGCCTATCCCACGGTGCCTGAGCTGTCAAAGATATAATTCCCCCATATAGTTAGGCAGTGGCAGAATGGGTATTGCAGGTAAAGAAACCTATCGGTAAGAGTGTTGCCAAGTGGCAGACGGGCGATCATCCGTAGTCAGCAACCACACCTTTTCTGAAGCCGATAATGCAAGGTTCGAATCCTTGCCTGTCTAAGCGGTCAAATTATGCTGTTTGCTTGCATGCGCTCTATGGTTTGGCTGTAATCGGCATTTTGTATGCCTAGTGCAACGCATGGCACGATAAACATTATTGCTAACCGTCTGATGGCGGTTTCGGAACGTAGCTTAATTGGTAAAAGTGGCGTGTACACGGAAAACAACAACGAGAGCCGGATTGAAGGTTCGAATCCTTCCGTTCCGATGGTGCCGAGCTGATCTGATACTGTATGCGTAGCGCGGTCGCGTACAGAGATATGGAGTGAGGTGTCCGCGCATTTTGGGGAAGCGGCAACGATTGGCGGTGTTGCGGCTGACTGTAAATCAGTTTCCAAGTGGTAAACAATAGAGGTTCGATTCCTCTCTTCCCTATTTCACTCAACTCCCTAAAAACACTGTTTGGCAGGTGCGTGGTAGACAGTTGTAATGGATGGGTTGTTTAAGAAATCGCACCATCAAGATGCAGTGTTCCCATAATGGAATTGGAGCCGGTTGCTATCCGGTCAAGCGTTTATTCGCCTTGTAGGTTCGAATCCTACACACTGCGTTTGTCCGAACAAAATTGGGTGTTGATGTGTGACGGAATAGGTAAACGGAATTGTCGTAGAGAATTGGTTGAAACCGACAACATAGATGACCAGATTGTACACTCCTGCGTGGTGCAAATCCACGCCACATCAATTCCTTATCTTCACTTAGTCTGGCACTACTGCAATAGTTCAGGTCGATGGAAGATGTATGGATGGTAAGCGGTATCATTGGTAACATAAAACCCTTCCGTGAATAGAAATTGCAGATTTGAAAGCGGTTGGCATGGTTTGGTATGACAAGGTTCGATTCCTTGTGCCGCTATTCGATGGTTGGTATTTTTTACGCAAAATGGGGTGTGAGTATGTATTTTGAATTTGTTTATGTTGGCTATTCAACAAAGCAATGCGTTGAGTTTCTTGATGAAATCAAAGAAAAATTAAAGGCACATGATAAGAATTTTGAATACGACAAAGAACATTTAGTGATTAAGGCTGAATTATTCAAATGCAGTGCATTACCCATATATTCCGGTCGTTTATACTGTCTTGGCATGGAAAATGCAGAGTATATCTGCAAAGAAACTGCGAGACCAAATGATTATATTCCTTGTCCAGGAGAATGTTTGAAGATAAAAGCCATTTTGGAATATGTTTCCACAAGATTTAGAAAAACTCCAAAAGAAAAGACAGAAAAAGAACTGGAAGAACTGATTGACGTTTTGATTGAGGTGCGGAAATGAGATTATGGAAAATTATTAAAAAAATATTCAAGAAAAAGCAAAAAGCAGATCCTACACCGCGCATTGAGAAAGATACGAAATGCGATAAATGCAAATACTTGCAAGAGTGTATTGACGAGGGGAAAGTCATAGATTGCAGAAATATTGAAGATACGAGAAGCCATTACATTAAAGGTCTTGGTTCTTATGTAAAATGCGATGGTGTTGAGGTGTGAGTATGGTTCTTAATGTGTCAGAAGATCAGAAAAAAGTTATTGAATTGCAAGGATATATGGTTGTCGAGTTCAAATTATGGTATCGAAAATTAGGAGAAATGATTCTTGAGTATGCCGTAAAAGTAATTGATACATGGAAAGCAATAGTTTTGTTTATACAAGAACAGGCAATTAAGGCATTCAAGCATATCAAGGATTTTGTGGAACAGCTTTCAAACGAATTGGAGCCATATATGAATTCCTTGGATTATATTGATTGTGAGAAAAAGAAATATCTGTTTGTTCGGTCACTTGGAAGAGCATATGAAGCGAATGTAAGAGGAAAAGTTATTTATCACAGATGCAGGGATAGGTGTTGAAAATGTGTGATTTTTGTAATGGGAAAGAATCATATAAAACTGCATATGGAGAATTTAAAATCAAAAAATTGGGCTATATAAATGTTATTCAATGCCATATTGATAAATGTCCACAGTATGCTAAATGTTGTAGCAATGGAATGAACGTAGCGATAGCAATGGAAATTGAATTTTGCCCGATGTGTGGTAGAAAGTTGGTGGAAGAATGAGTAATATACATAAATTCAAAGTAGAACCAATAGAAGGACACCAGGCATGTGCTAAAGTTACAGTTGATGGCGAACAGTGCTTATGCAGTTCGTATAAAATAGAACATTATGCTGGAAGCCTTCCAATGGTCAATATAAACCTTATTGCCGATGTGAAATATGAGCAAGATGTAGAAATTAACATTGTAAACTTGCATGAAATAGCTTCGCTGATGGACAAGAAAACATTCAAGGAATTTTGCAGAGTTTGGGAGGATATTCACGATGAAGCATAGCAAAGAATGGTACACTTGCGACATGTGTGGTGCAGAAATTAAAAAAGGAATATTGTGCGGAAATTCGATTACAAAAAATGGTATTTTAAATGTCACATACGACTTGTGCTATAAATGCATGGAAGATTTTGAAAGGTTTATGAAAAATGATTGTAAATATCAATAACAGCACATACGAGATGAACAGCAAACAGTATAAAGCAGTCCTTGATACGGCGAGCAAAGCTGTTACCTGCGGCATATACGCTGTGGAAAAGAACAAGGTAGCAATCATGCTTCGAGAGGAATATAAAAGCAAGGAAGAACTGAAACAGGCAGTTGGTAATTATACGGCGAAAGGGTTCAAGGTGTATTGGAATGAAAAAAACGAGGTCGAAAATTATAATTAAGACTAGAAAAGGTGGCTTTACAAAAATCTATGCCAACGGGAAATGGCAGAAAAAGGTATACAACATAGACTTCCATGCGGACAGCGTTGGATATGTTGGAAATGGCATAAATATTTCGTGCGTGTTTGATAGATACAAGACGGACAAGAATGGAGTTCAAATTTATAACGTCGAAAATAATGAATTTGAGGTAGAACACTGCTCAGCAAATATTTAAGCTGATTATCAGCGGAAAGGGGGACATATCATGGCTGATTTGAAAATATTTACAGAAAATATAGAACAGGAAGCGTTAAATCAGATATATACGCTTGTAAAACAGCCAGCATTTTCGGATTGTAAGATAAGAATTATGCCAGATGTTCATGCAGGAGCAGGGTGTGTTATAGGGTTTACTGCTGATTTAGGAGAAAAAGTAATACCGAACATTGTTGGAGTTGACATAGGCTGTGGGATGCTTACTACAAACTTGGGGAATATTGATATTGATTTTGAGAGATTAGATAACGTCATTAGAAAATATGTTCCAAGTGGTAGAAAAGTTCATGAAGAAGAAAACTCATCTGTCGCAAGCGATATTATTGAAAAATTGTATTGCAAGGAACAGTTGAAAAATATAGATTGGCTGAAAAGGAGTTGCGGCACGTTGGGGGGCGGCAATCATTTTATCGAAGTTGATAGCGATAGCAAGAATAATAAATATCTTGTTATTCATTCGGGAAGTAGAAATGTCGGAAAGCAAGTTGCAGAAATATATCAGCAAATGGCGATTGATGACATTTCGGGAAAATCGAATTTCAAACAAGATAGTGAGAAATTGATTGCTGAATACAAAAAATGTAAAAGAGAAAGAGAAATCAGCAAGGCTATCAAAGAATTAAAGCAGTCTTACGAAACAAATACAACTAAAATCCCTAGAGAGTTATCATATCTTGTTGGAAAACATAGAGAAATGTATTTACACGATATGAAATTATGTCAAGAGTTTGCGGAAATTAACAGAAGAGTCATTCAGAGCATTATTTGTTACTATATGGGTTGGGAAGTTACAAAAGAAACGGAGCGATTTCAAACGATTCACAACTACATTGAACACGATACAAATATTGTTCGTAAAGGAGCTATTTCTGCAAAAGCGGGTGAAAAAGTACTAATACCAATAAACATGCGTGACGGTTGTATTTTGGGAATTGGCAAGGGAAATGAAGATTGGAATTATTCAGCACCGCATGGAGCAGGGCGAACAATGAGCAGGTCAAAAGCAAAAGAAAGCATTTTGCTAGAAGAGTATCAAAAAGCAATGGATGGAATATTTACAACATCCGTAAATACATCCACGATTGATGAAAGTCCTATGGCGTATAAAACAATGGATGAAATAATTGAAAATATAAAAGATACTGTTGAAATAGTTGACATTATAAAACCGATTTACAATTTCAAAGCAAACGAATAAAAACAATTACCGGCTAACAAACAGAGTTAGTCGCTAACCAACAAAAATTATTGGCAGAGGTCTTAAGGCACTTCTGCTTTTTTGCGGAGGTGCTTTTCTTTTGGCAAGTTCAAGCCTAATTTCCACAGTAAATGGATATGAAAATTACATACAGGTGCATGGCGTTGATGAACAGGTTATGGATGCCATGGCAGAAGCGGCAAGAGTAGCCATTCTGACAGAAAAAGATGTTGAGTATGGATTAAAGGTTTCTGCCAGAGCGAAAGAACTGACGGAGCAGTTTATCTTTCAATCTACAGGTGGCACACCATGGGATTTAGAGAAATATTCATTCCAAAACAAGGTATCTTATGAAATTCTGGACAAATATTACGGAATTTTGCTTTTGGAAGCGCAAAACAAAGTTGTGGATAGTGCTTTCCAGTATTTGGAAAAGAAAAGAGAGCCTAAAGAGCGGTTTTACATGCCAAGAAGAAATCAATTTCTCAAAATAGGGCTTACACAGGCTTTACAAGGCATGATTGATGATATATATGACATCCTGTGCGTATCCCTTGTTCCGGGAGCAGGTAAAACAACGGTAGAAAAAATGTTTCACGCGCTTGTTGCCGGATGGTTCCCTAGAGATTTCAGCCTTTTTTATTCACACAGCGGAGATATTACCAGAATGTATTACGACGGCGTGTACGATATCGTTACAAATACGGAAGAATATACATGGAATGAAATTTTCCCGGATCTTTCCGTGACGAGCACAAATGCGAAAATGGAGCAGTTTAATGTCGGGAAGTACAAATCGTTTCCATCCGTACAATGTACGTCTGTTGGTAGTAAGAATGCCGGTAAAGTAAGGGCTTCTAAGTTCTTACTGGTTGACGATATGATAGGCGGAATTGAAGAAGCAATGAACCCCATTATCCTTGATAAATTGTGGGATAAATATGCCGTAGATGCCCGCCAGAGAAAGATACAGGACACGGACGGCAAGAACTGCAAGGAAATACATATTGCCACAAGATGGAGCGTACACGACGTCATAGGGCGCATCCAAAATATGTACGAGGGAAATCCGAGAGTAAAGGTTATTGCAGTTCCGGATGTAGACCCAGTTACCGGAGAAAGTAACTTTGAATATGAGTTCTCCGGTTTTACAAAAGAATTTTTTGAAGACCAGCAATTATTGATGGACGACATATCATATAGATGCCTTTACAAACAGGAACCGATTGAGCGAGAGGGATTGCTATTTCCGGAAGATAAAATACGTCGGTATCTTAATTTGCCACATGGAGAACCAGAAATTGTAACCGGTCAATGCGATACAAAGGGAAAAGGAACGGATTACTTTGTTTTGCCGGTATTGCAAAAATACGGAGAGGATTACTACTGTGTAGATTGTGTTTGCGATAACACGGCAGATTATGAGATGCAGTATGAAAATGCAGCAAATGTTTTGACAAACAACAAAGTGCAGGAATGTGAATTTGAGAGAAACGCCGGCGGAGACCGTGTCGCAATGGAAGTAAACAAGCGAGTGGAAGCCAAAGGATGGATATGCAATATCACAGATACACCGACGGAGACAAATAAGGAAGCAAGGATTTTTCAGTGCTCAAACTGGATATTGCAGCACGTTATATTTAAAGACCCATCATTATATAAGCCAAATGATCCATATGGAGTAATGATGTCTCTTCTCAAGAGATATTCAGTGTCCGGTAAAAAGCAGTTGGATGATGTGCCGGATGTATTTTCAAACTTTGCGCTTAGAGTGACAAATGGAAATAACGTAGCCAAAGTAGAAGCAGCAGTAAATCCGTTTAGGAGGTATTGATATGGTAAACAAAGATATTTTAAATCAATACTTAGATTTAAGAGAAGAAGTAAAAGAAGTAAGGAATAAAATTGAAAAGCTTGAAAAATACATAGAAAAAATTGAACAGGAAGGAACGGTTATTGATAGCGTTTCTGGCGGAAATGGTGGAAACCAACATTTTAAAATAGAAGGAATACCATTGCCAGAATATAGGCACAAAAAAACCTTGTTATATTCCAGAAAAACCACCCTCGAAATTTTGGAAAACGAACTTCTTGAAAAAACAAATGAAGTAGAAGAGTTTATTGCAAATATAAAAGATAGCAGAATTAGAAGAATAATTAACCTTAGATTTTTAGAAAATCAATCTTGGAATAAGGTTGCCGACCAAATAGGAGGCAATAACACAGAAGACAGCGTTAGAAAAGCGTTCGATAGATTTATGAAAGAGTAAAGTTGTCCGATATGTCCGTTTTTTTTCTGATATAGTTATAATCGAAGAAAGCAACAAAAGTTGAATACTTCACCTCCCCCAATTTATAAAAGCATCGTAGAGAAATCTCCGGTGCTTTTTCTTTTGCAAAGAAAAGAGGACTTTATGGTATATACACCAAAAACAATATATTGCCCGCGTTGCGGAAGAAAAGTTGCCACACACGATGGGCGTTCAACAATGCAAATTTCTGTTGAGTGCAGAAAATGCCACAAGAAAGTTGTTTTTTATCCGGAGAATGGAAAAACAGAATTAAAATCTCTTCCGTTTCGTGCAACATCCAGCGGAATGACCTTTATTTAGGAGAAAAAAATGAGAAATGACAAATCTCTCCAAGACCTTGTTAAAGGCTGTTATGGTAGAAAAATTTTATATACAGATGTTGAAACCATCACAGCAGATAATATTGTCAATGTGGTGGGAGACTGCATCGGAAATTTTTATTACAACAAAACCATCATAGAATATCTTTGGCGATATTACAAAGGTGACCAGCCTGTTTTATACCGTGTAAAGGTGCAAAATGCTGATATTACAAACAAAATAGTAGAAAATCATGCGTATGAGATTGTTCAGTTCAAAGTAGGACAGACATATGGCGAGCCAATACAGTTTATCAGTCGAAAAGATGATGATGAAATTAATCGGGCAGTGGATGCGCTGAATGACTATCTTGTGGATGCGAATAAACAGGAAAAAGACATTAAAGCAGGAGAGTGGCAGTCAGCAACCGGAACATCTTTTAAGGCGGTAAGATTTGCAAATGGAGAAATACCATTTCAAATTGTTGCGCCTACTCCAATGAATACGTGTGTTATTTATAATCGGAGCACGGAAGAACCGGTGGTTGCGGTGCAGGAGCTTAAAGACGAAGATGGAAGATGGTACAAACTGTGCTATACGGACAACTATTCATGTAAACTTCAAAACGGAGTAGTTTCTGAATGGAAATTGCATGCATTTGGAAGTATACCTATTGTTGAGTTTCCAAATAATCATGAGAGAATTTCTGATATTGAGCTTGTCATAGGTATTTTGGATGCCATAAACAATATGCAGTCAAACAGAATGGATGGAATTGAGCAGTTTGTTCAGTACTGGGTCAAGTTTGTGAACTGTGAAATCGACCAAAAAACGTTTGAAGAGATGAAAATGAGACATGCTTTGACGGTAAAGTCCAATAACAAGGATAACAAAGCCGATGTTGAGATTATGACGCAGGAACTAAATCAGAGCCAGTGTCAGGTGGCAAAAGATGATTTGTGGGACAATGCCTTGGCAATATTAGCAATACCAAACAGAGAGTCCCAAAACTCTGGAGGAGATACACAAGGAGCAGTATCATTAAGGGCTGGATGGGATTTTTCAAAGACAAGAGCAAAATTAAAAGACCCAATTGTGAAATCGGCAGAGAAGAGACTTGCAAAAGTTGTCTTAAATGTAATACGCGTTAAGGACAATGATTTGAAATTGTCAATGAGGGATTTTGATGTGCAAATCAATCATAGCCCGCAAGACAATATGTATACAAAGTCGCAAACACTATATCAGCTTTTAGAGTGCGGCATACATCCTCTTATTGCCATTAAAACGGTGGGGCTTTGGGGAGATGCTGAAAAGACATTCCTCTTGTCTAAGCCATATATAGATGCGTTGTGGAAAACAATTGATAATGCAGAAGAGCAGGAACAAAAAGCACAGGAAATTGTAAACCAATTAAATAAACAGCAAAATAAGACAGCTACCGAGTAATCGGTGGCTGTTTTTATTTTATAAAAATTCGCAAAGTTGTGAGCGTAAAAATCAACAGTGTCATTCGGTGTCGTTGCACCGCAAAAATTCGTAAAGACATATCGGAGGTAATCAATGAAAAGAGAAGAGTTAATTGCAATGGGTATCAGTGAGGAAAATGTTGAGAAAATCATTGCTGATTACGGCAGTGCCGTACAGAGAGAACAGGCAAAAGCAGCAGAGCTTAAGGCAAAGGCAGACAGCGCAGATGAGTTGCAGAAAAAGCTGGATGAAATGGAAGCAGGAAACCTCACGGAACTTGAAAAAGCAAACAAGGCGTTAGAGACAGCAAATCAGCAGATTGCAGATATGCAGAAGAAAAACGCCATTAGAGACCAGCGCGAAGCATTGATGGAAAAGTTAAAAATCAATGCAGAGCAGGCAAAATCCGTTGTCAAGGATAATGGAAGCCTTGATTATGACGCTCTTGGAAAGATTACAGCCGAAAAGGAAACCGCGGCAGCGCAGGCAAAGGAACAGGAGATTGCAAATAATTCTGAAAATCCGGGCGGCGGTACTGCAGGTGGAGAAAATAAAAAAACTGCGGACGTAGAGAACGCAGAAAAAATCAGTTTTGGCGAACCGGCAAAAAATGCAGAAGCCAAAGACCATTATGTTTTATAGGAGGTAAATTATGGGAAAACCAATTGAAAGAGACTTTACACAGAGTAAAGGAATTTTAAAATTCTTTCCTTATGAGGGTGCGGCGTGCATCGTTCCGCAGACAATGGTAACAAGTGCCGATGCAAACGGAAAGAAGATTGCAAAGGCAGGGACACCGTTCCCAAGCAATGACGAATCTTGCAAAGGGTATCTTCTGGAAGATGTTGACGTAACAATGGGAGATGCGCCTGGAACTTATGTATATCAGGGTTCTATTGACAGCGCAAAGGTAACGGCAAATGGAGTGACCGTGGAAGCAACTGCAAAAGCAGCAACACCGCGTGTTACTTTTTTTGATTAAAAAATGGAGGTATTAGAGAATGGCATTACCATTAGCAGAAGCATTTACCGCAAGAAGTCTTGTGGTTATGTGGAATAATTATGAAAAAACGCTTGGTTCTGCACCTTACTTAGGTAGACAGAAATTTGGAACCAGAAAACAGGACAGCCTTGAACTTAGATTTATCAAAGGGAAAAACGGTCTTCCGGTATCCTTAAAGGCATCCAATTTTGATGCGCAGGCAGAGTTAAGAGATGTCGGTGGATTTTCGGATATTCAGAACGAGATGCCTTTCTACCGTGAATCTTACATGGTAACAGAGCGTGAAGAGCAGGAGTATGCAAATTACCAGTCGGCAGAAAATTCCAACATGGCAAACCAGGTGCTTAGAGAAATCAGCAAAAAACCGATGATGCTGATTGAGGGCGCAAGAGTAGTGCCGGAACGCCAGATTTGGCAGTTATTAGCACCATCTGATGGTATTCCAAGAGTACAGGTAACAATTGGTGGCAAGAGCTTCTATGTTGATTATACTTCGGACAATGGAGTGGCGCACAAGAGAGATCATTACAAGGATATTTCCGGAAGCGATACTGATAAATGGTCTGCACCAGAAACAGCAACGCCACTTGATGACCTTATCGAGATTAAACGTGAGTTTGCAAAGAAAACCGGATATTCCCTTGCACGTTTTAGCATGAATACAGAAACGTGGGAGATGGTTCTTAAGGCAGAAGACACAAAGAAACAGGTGCTTGGAATTACTGCTTACAATGGAGGTATTCGTTTACAGCAGGGGCAGGTTACAGAGTATCTTAGAGGATACGGCATCGAGATTGAAGTTTACGACAAACTTTACATCGACCCGGCAGACGGTGCCACCAAATATTTTATTCCTACAGGAGTTATTTCAGCGCAGGCATCCGGCGTGTACCTTGGAGATTATGTCTTTGGAAAGACACCGGAAGAGAGAAGCGGAAGTTTAACAGACGGAAACCTTTCTATTGTAGAAACCGGTATTTCGGTGTATACATACGCAACAAATCATCCGATCAACACTCATTGCGTTGTGTCAATGATCGGATTGCCTACTTTTGAGGGCATGGACAGCGTTGTTGTCATGAAAGTTGCGTAGGAGGTGCGGTATGATTGCTGAATACACGGTAAAGCGCAATGGAAAATGGTACAAAGCAGGAGATGAAATCCCGGACATTGTTCTGGGAGAGAAATCTTCCGGAGGGTACACCAAGACAGAGATTAACAGAATGAGCACTGCTGATTTACAGGCACTTGCCGCTGAACATGGGATCGAGGGTGCAGAAGAAATCAGTGGAGCGGAACTGAAACGCATTTTGATCGAGCAGTTCGGATTATAGGTAGGGAAGAATGGACGAATATACAACATTAGAGCAGGTCAAAATCAGACTGAAACAATTTCATATTGAAACCGTTACGGATGAAGATGGTGTTACTTCTGATGTTGTCGTGTTCGACCAGAAAGAAGATAATCCTTACATCGAACAGCTTATCAAGCAGGCAAGAAATGAAGTGGTAAGCAAGCGGAATTACCCGGAAAGCTACACGGATGAAAAAATATCCGAAGACTTGAAACAGTTTGAGGATGTAATCGTCAATTTAGCCTTGTACGACCATTCACAGGCAGGAGAAGCCTATATGGCAAGTTATTCAGAAAACGGCGTAAGCCGTAGCTGGAAAGACAGGGAAAGCTTGTTTGTTGGAGTATTTCCGTTTGTAAAAGCATTATAACCGTATGGGATTCCATCTGGTTAGAAGATTGTGCGTTACGTTTTGCCGACGTCGGCAAAACGTAGCAGGCGGCACACATTGAGCGGTGGTGGGCGGTGTGCCATAAAAATGAAAGGCGGTATATGATTTGACGATTGAAATATCAACAGCAATCATTATAAGCGTGCTGTCGCTTGGTTTTTCCGTCTTTATGGGCTTGAAGAGCAACAAAAGGACAGACAACACGGATCTTGAAGAACGCGTGAGGGAGAACACACGCATTAACATGAAGTTGGATGCCATTTCAAACAACACGACCGAGATCAAGAATGAAGTTTCGGAGATGAGAAAAGAAATAAATTCTCACGACAACAGAATTATAAAGGTTGAAGAAAGTGTGAAATCGGCGCATCACAGAATTGACGGGATAGAAACCCGTCTTAATGATGAAAAGGAGGTTTAATCATGGATATTATACAGTCTGTAATTGCAAATATGACAATTATTCTGGCAATCATTGGTGCGCTGGCATTTGTTGTGTCTGTGGTAACACAGGTAATCAAAGGTGTAGGCGTATTTTCTAAGATTCCAACGGACATTTTGGTATTTGTTCTTTCTATCGGAATCACGGTCGCTGCGTTTGTGGCATACATGCAGTACATCCAGACATCAATTTTATGGTATATGATCTTGGCAGCTATTATTGCAGGATTTATTGTTGCGTTTGTCGCAATGTATGGATGGGAAAAGCTTTCTGAGCTGTGGAAACGGTTCGGCAAGGATGTGAAGTGAAATGCTTGAGATCAATAAGCAAAAAATGAGTTATTCGCAGCAAAGCGGCAAGGTGCCGGTATATGTGACGGATGATGATGGTAACATCGAATATTCTTCGTACACGGATTCTGATGGAAATGTAATTTATTACCTTGATGAGGATGGAAACAAAATACCGAAAACAACCGGAGAGTATACCACAGGTTATGAGAAGCCTGTGGTTTTTTATTCTTCAATCAGCAATAAGTTGAGTGAAGCACTTATAAAAGAGTTTGGCGTTGACAATTCCACAAACTTTGTTCAGATTGTCGAGGACAAAGGGAAACTTCCATTGAGCGTCGGCTCCTTGGTATGGAAACGGTCAGATGTAAGGTACAAAGATGAAGAGAATACAATCGTTGATGAAAATTCGGCTGATTACATCGTAAAAGGTGTTGCAGACGAGGGATTGACGGTTGATTTGTTTTTATTGCAAAAAAATGTAAAGTAGGTGCTGAATGGGAAAGAAAGTAATCACCATGAGCTTGTCTGAAAAGTCTATTCAGAAAGCCATACGAGAGCTTAGAGCCTATCAAAACAGCTTGACATATAAATGTCAGCTATTAGCAGAAAAACTTGCGGAAAAGGGCGTAGAGATTGCCAGAGTGCAAATTGCTGACCTTGACGCAATATTTACATCGGAACTGATTTCAAGTGTTCATGCGGAATATGAAGGAAGCACTAAGGGCGGCGGGATATGGGCGGTAATAGCCGGTACAGACCACGCCGCATTTGTTGAGTTTGGAACCGGAATTGTGGGACAGCAAAGCCATTATCCGGGGAAACTGCCAGAGGGTGTTTCGTGGCAGTATGCAAGTGGAAAAACTATCCATCAGATTTCAGATGGAAGATATGGATGGTTTTATCAGGACGACAATGGCGATTGGTGGTTTACAGAGGGAATGCCAAGCCGACCATTTATGTATCTGACCGCAAATGAGTTGCGGCAGATTGTTACACAGACAGCGAAGGAGGTGTTTGGATAATGGCAGACAACCAGTGGGTATATGATCTTGAAACAAACATTTTCTCCAATGTTGCAACGATAGCCAAACCAAAACTCAAGAAAAAATACAAAAGCATGAATTTTGACACTGCATTTACAACGGTTGAAAAGAACCTTGATAAAGACCCTGTTTTCCCGACTATTTACATCCATGAGATGCCGGGGCTTGAACGTGGGGCAGATTTAGAGGGCACATCCGTAAATGCGGTGCAGGAAACAATACAGGTTGACGTCATTACAAACACAAAGCAGAGCGATGCAAAAGGGATTATGGCTATTTTAGCTGATGCCTTTAAACAGATGCGATTTCAAATTACAGCAATGCCGGAGTTTAAAAATGACAGTGAAAAAAAATTTAGAAGCGTTGCAAGGTTCCGGCGGATAATCGGAGCCAACGACAGATTGATGTAAAAGAGCCGAAAGGCTCTATTTTTTATGCACCGGGTGCAAAAAGATGCGCCCGATAACCGCATTATTTGGCGGTAGAAAGAGAGGTAAAAATGGCAGAAGCAGGATTGTCTACGTTAGGAATTACGTTTGGCTATGGCACAGAAGCGACAGCCGGAACAAAGCCTACATCGTTTAAACAGCTTACAAGAATTAACGCAATCGGCGGTATTAACATTGAGCCGGAACAGATTGACGCATCTGCATTAGAAGATGCTATTACCAGATATGTAAAGGGTCGCGCAGATACCGGTGGCTCTTTCCCTATCACGGTAAACCTTACGGATGCCACAAAGGAAGAGTGGGAAGCACTTATCACGGCGTATAAGGCGCTTTCCGGCGGGAAAAGAATGTGGTTTGAAACTATTATCCCGGGATTTACCGACGCGTTTTTTGTTGTGGCTCAGCCGCCAGAGCAGATTCCACAGCCGGAGATTGGTCAGAACGAACTTTTGACGGTTGAAATGAATCTTACCATTGAAGAATACAAGGGCATGGACACCGCTGTAGCTTTTACACCGGGGGAATAACACGTCAGTCGAATAGTTCGGTTGGATCGGCTGACGATAACCAGACAACCGAGCCAGAGCTTGAAGAAACAATTTAAAAGAACAGGGCGGTCTTCGGACTGCCCTTTCCCTATATGAGAGGGAGAAAGGGAAAGAAAATGACAAAATTAAAATTTGGCGAGAAAGAATTACAGATCAAGTTTGGATATGAAGCAACCGTGAAAAGCGGAATTATCAAGAAAGTAGCAAAATTAGACCAGATGGAAGATATCGAAGCGGTTGACGAAATCCTTTTATTTCTTCCAGAGTTAATCCTTGTAGGCGCGCAGAAGTTTCACAAAGAGGAACTTGGATACAATCCGGACAATGAGGGAGAAAAGGAACAGCAGCTTGGAAAAGTATATGCCATGCTGGATGATTACTTTGACGGAGAAGATGCAGATGTTCAGGTACTTTACAATGCACTTTTAGCGGAGCTGCTTGAAAACGGTTTTTTATCAAAACTGCTCAAAGCAGATCAGAAAGAAGCGGAGAAGAAAACTCCGAGGAAAAAGTAGAAGAACAGAGAGAACTTACATGGGGAACATATTGTGCGGAAATCCGCCCATTCTGGCTTTTAGTTACAAAAGGGTATGGATTTACCGTGCGTGACATAGACACGTCCTGCCCGGCTGATTTACAGCCTTATGCGGATGCTTACAACTTAGATAAAAAGCAAAGAGACAATGAGATGTGGATGTGGTTTGGAACATACGGATTGTCTGCGGTATCGGTGGCAGTAGAACATTGCCTTGCCGGACGAAAAGCAAAATCAAAGTATATTAAAAAACCAATCAATGAGCAACAAGGGAAAGATGATTCAGAAATGACGGAAGAAGAAATAAAGAAACAGAGAGAGCTATTTGTGGCAAAACTTAAAGTCATGCAGTCAAACTATGAGTTGAGCCACCCAAAACCAGAAAAGAACTTGGAGGTATAAATATGAGAATTGGATCTGCAAGACATGATGAAAATGGGAAATTGACCGGTGGGAGACCGGGAGATCAGACCGGAACAGAAGTAAGTATGCAAAACTTTTATGTTCATAAAAAAGGATGGTATGTGTTAAGACCAAAAACAAAAGATATGGCGGATAAACTGGCAGAATCAATGATTACAGCGTGCAATAATGATAATATTGGCTACTGTCAGGGACACCGGCTTGGAATTGTCAAATATGGTATTAATTCAAAAGTAAAAACAGAAGCAGATTGCGGCACAACGGTACGTGCATGCATTATTCATGCAACTGGAAAAGATGTTGGAAATTTCACCACAGCAAATGAAAAATCTGTACTTCTTTCTAGTGGCATGTTTGATGACATTGGAGGTTATGCGGCAGGAATGGTTCTTTACAATGGAGATGTTCTTGTCACAAAAACAAAAGGTCATACAGCGATTGTGACAAGCGGAAACCCTAGAAAAAATGTAAAAGATCATTTAAACCCATACCCGGAACCTGCAAGGATTTTAAAGAAAAAATTCCCTTGCATGAGAGGGGATGATGTGAGATGGCTTCAGACGGAGCTTATTTATCACGGATGCCTGGATGAAAAAGATAAAAAGGGAAACAGTAATGTGGACGGTATTCTTGGAAATGATACGGCGACCGGTATTGGAACATTCCAGAAAAAAGTCGGAATTACAGTAGATAAGAAATGCGGACCGGTTACAAGAGAAAAATTAAAAGAGTAGATCAAGGACGGTAAGGTGTCACAGCCTACCGTCTTTTTATTTTGCATAGAAAGTTGGTGCATATATGGCAGACATTGATGAATTACAAATAAAAATCAAAGCTGACTCTGCAAAAGCAAGTAATTCCATAGAAAGCCTTGTAAACAGCATGAATAGGCTCCGGGAAAGCATATCGTTTGACACTGCAAAACTTTCAAATATTGCAAGCGGAATCAGAAGCATTTCCGATGCAGCTACCGGGTTCAAAGGTGGTAAATCTTCGGAAATCACATCAATGGTGCGGGCACTCAATAAATTTTCTGGTGTTGATGCAAATTCTATCCACGGAATATCTTCTGCTGTGAGAGATCTTGCATCTGGAATAGCAAGTGTTAAAGCTGTTGATACAAGCGGACTCACAAGCATGGTGTCGGCACTGTCAAAAATTGGTGGCAAGGCATCTACACAGGCGACAAAGAATCTGCCGGCTTTATCTGCGCAGTTACAAAACTTTGTACGCCAGATGAACAAGATAGGTGCATTGAATTTTGATATGACCAATATGAGCAACCTTGTAACAGCCATATCAAGGCTTGGAAGCGTTGCAAGCGGACGTGCAGTAACAAATATACCTTTGCTTGCTGACAACCTTAAATATCTGTTTGAGACACTCTCAAAAGCACCAAATGTAAGCGCAAATATTTTACAAATGACACAGGCACTTGGAAATCTTTCAAACAGATCTGGCGGTGCGATTACTGGATTAAATAACAGCATCAGTAATCTTTCCGGTTCTTTCCTTGGATTTAAGACATCCACAGGAAAAGCATTGATCGGACTCAAGTCATTCACAAGACAGATTTTGTCCTCTATGGGGATTTATCTTGGTCTGTACGGAGCGATAAGAGGAATAAAAAATGCAATCGACATATCATCCGCATTAACAGAGGTTCAGAACGTTGTTGATGTTACTTTTGGTGACATGTCAAAAAAAGTCAATGACTTTGCACAGGACTCTATACGTCAGTTCGGTATGTCAGAACTGACATTGAAACAGACGGCAAGCCGATTCCAAGCAATGGGAACAGCCATGGGAATTGACAGTAGTTTGATAAAGAAAGCTAATGAGTTTTTGAATAAGCAGACAGATGGCTATATTGGTTTGTCTGATTCCATGGCTGATGTGTCTTTGAATTTAACAAAATTAACTGCTGATATGGCATCTCTGTATAACATAGATCAGGATGTTGTGTCGCAGGATTTAGCTGCAATATTTACCGGACAGACACGTCCATTAAGAGATTACGGTCTTGATCTTACACAGGCAACCCTTAAAGAGTGGGCGATGAAACAGGGATTAGATTCTGATATCGAGTCTATGTCACAGGCTGAAAAGACAATGCTCCGGTATCAGTACGTCCTTGCCAATACGCAGACAGCACAGGGAGACTTTGCGCGTACTGCTGATTCGTGGGCGAACCAGATCAGAATTTTAAAACAGTCGTTCGAACAGCTTGGCAGTGTTATTGGTGGGGCATTAATCAATGCTTTCAAACCATTCGTAAAAGCACTCAATTCCGTTTTACTGGTTGTTATCAGCTTTGTTACAAAGGTTACAAACGCTTTAGGCGCAATCTTCGGATGGAAATATGAGGATTCCGGTGCAGGTCTTGCGGATAGTTTTTCAGATGCGGCAGAAAGCGCAGATGATGTTGCGGACAGTACCGGACAGGCGGCAAAGAACATTGACAAGATGAATAAGGGTGTCCGTCAGTTTGATGAATTGAAACTGATTACCACAAATGATGGTTCTGGCAAAAAAGGTTCGGGCGGTTCCGGCGGCGGTGGCGCATCAGGCGGTGCCAGTGGCGGTAAACTCGTCAAGACTGATACCATTTTCAAAAATTACGAAAGTGATATTAAAAATCTGAAACAACTTGGAAAATACATCAGTGATGCCTTATCAAAAGCTATGGAGTCTATCAACTGGGATAAGATTTATTCCAAGGCAAGAAACTTCGGTAAAGGTTTAGCAGACTTTCTTAATGGCCTTATTAATCCGAGACTGTTCGGGAATGTCGGAAAAACGATTGCAGGGGCATTGAATACTACATTGGAGTTTTTAAATTCTTTTGGAACGAGATTTAACTGGAAGAATTTTGGAAATTCTATTGCAGCAGGGATTAATAAATTTTTCAAAACTTTCAAGTTTACTCTTTTGGCAAGAACATTGAATACATGGGCGAAAGGTTTGCTTGATGCAATGATTTCTGCTATTGATGGAGTGAATTGGTATAGGATTGGAAAGAAAATCGGAGAGTTCCTGTCTGATATAGATTGGCTTGGCATATGTGGAAAAATTGCGCAGGTAATTTGGAAAGCTATAAATGCTGGGCTAAGCACATGGTCTGGTATATTTTCTGCTGCACCAATAGAAGCAACCATTCTTGGAGTAATTGCAGCAATAAAAATATCAACCATTACGTTATCAGCATTAGACAATATTAAGACAAAGATTTTGGCAATAAAAGATACTCTTTTGAATTTTGCAGCTACTGTCGTTGCGCATCCTTATTTAGCAATAGCAGCGGCGATCGCAGCAATAGGGTTAGCTGTATATAATTTCCATAAAAGTTGGCAAAAAGAGATTGCAGATCAGTTTTTGGAGTTTGAGGAAGAAATAGGATCAAATAACCAGAAAATGGAAGATGCCGCACAAAATCTAAGAGATTTAGCTGACACTACAAAGGATTTAACATCTAAATCCGAAGCAAGTGCAGATCAGCTTCAACAGCTTGCAGATTCATATTTCGAACTTGCAGACAAGACGAGCTTAACAGCAGCAGATCAAGAAACATTAAAAACGAGAGCACAACAGCTTATTGATATTTGTCCAGAATTAGCAAATCAGATTGATATGACTACTGGAAAATATACAGCACAAAAGGAAGAACTTCTAAAGACCATAGAAGCGCAGAAAGAATATTATAGAGTTGCAGGATATAAAGATGTTGTAGAGCAGTACAGTAAGGCACTTGCGGAAGCTAATGTCGAGTTGGAAGTATCAGAGCAGAACTACAAAAAAAATAAAACAGAGTTAGATAAACTCAATAAAATAATTTCTGATATAGGTGCAACAGAGGACTGGAATGATTGGTGGAAGCGAAATGCAGACGCTTTAAAAGCAAATGGCATAGAAGCAAAAAATGCAAGCGATGCACATGATGAACTTGTAAAGAAAATGGTTTTCTTAGAAGATGAACAGTCCAAAATAACAGAAACACAAAAGACGCTTAGAGATGAGGTTGAAAAAGCTACAACATCTTACAATACTGCAAATGATATGCTTGAACAACATACGCAGAAATACAATAAATTGTCTGATGCCGTAGATAAGATTAACTTTGGACAAATTGCATTGAACGCATCAAAAGCAATAGATGATCTTGGCGGAATATTTGTCAATGGTAAGCAGGTAATCGGAAAAGAAGCAGTAGAATTATATCAAACAATTATTGATTCCTATGGAACGACAGACCAAGATATGTATAACCTTGGGGAAAAAGGAATGGTACAATTTGGTGTTGGCGGAGTTGCAGGAACGAAAGAAGCAATACCAACATTGACCGCAGAACTAGAAAATGAAATAACAACATGGTATAACGACAGAGGATACAATGTAGCAATAGAAGGCGGAAAAGTAATTGTTAAAGGATTTTCGGATGGTGGTGTAGCCCAGTCTCAAAGTGCAGTCGATACAGTTACCGGAGAAATTACACGAAAAGGTAAATTAAAGGAACTCATGCTGTCCAATATGGGGGAAAGTTGGGCGAAAAATACAGTAGATGGATACAATGATGGTATCAGAGATAACTCAAGCAGTACTGGAGATGCTATGCTTGATTATATGAACAATAATATCAAGGCACCTTTTACAACAAACATGGGGATACATTCGCCATCCACGGTGTTTTCTGATTATGGAAAATATACGGTAGAGGGATTTAATAGTGGAGTATCTGGGAATCAGAATACAACGCACGGTGTTATTTCTAGCTGGGTATCAAATATTGGTTCTTGGTTTACAAATTTGATGGGGATACATTCGCCATCAAGAGTGTTTAAAGAATTTGCAGGATTTACGGTAGAAGGATTTAATAATGGTATTTCTGATGGATCTAAAAGTACATTTAAGGAGATAAAAAACTGGTCCGAGGGAATTAAGGACAGTTTTGGATTGACAGGGTTAAAAGCAGCGCCGGAAGTTGTATATAAGTACAATAGAAGCATAACTGACAACGTAAACGCATCTATAAAATACAATTCCGGTAGCATTGAAAGTACTATTGGAAAAGAAATGCAGATAGCAATGTCAAGCGCTATTGATTACGATAAACTGGGAGACGTCATTGTATCAAAACTTGAAAAAGCAGATATTACGGCGGTTCTTGATTCAGATAAAGCGTATCAAGGGACAGTAAAAAAATGGAGACAGGAAGCAAATAGAACGCAGAGAAATCCAGTTCCTATATTTTAATTGCAACTCTCTTTCGTTTGTGGTATGGTTTGTATAATATATTACAAATGGGAGGGAGTTCATGAAAAAGTGGGGAATAGTAATTTTGACAATAGCTGTGTTGGTATTAACTGGGTGTGGAAACGGATATGAGGAAGAAAAAATAGAGACGACAGAAACGGATGGAACTGTCGTGATTGAAAGAGAAACTGGAATAGAAAAGAATGTAAAAAGTATACCGTATGACAGCATGAATTATAATGATAGTACATTTGGAATAAAATCAGTAGATTTGTGTCAGATGGAATATAAAAATGGTTACATGCCGTATGTTATAGTTGAATTTGATATAAGCACACTTTCAGAAGAAGATATCTACTGGCTGTATGAAAATGATCAAAAAGATTTTGATATTTGTGTTTATATAGACAGCGAAAAGAATAGAATTGATTTTGAAAATATGGATACATTGTATCTTGGGAAAGATGATAGTAAAGTTATCTGTATATTTACTCTTTATGATTATTATAAATTTGACATGTCAGACATGGAAGTAACTGTTTGCGTGAATGTAAAACAGAATGACAAATGCACATACCAAAACAAGGATACTGGAGGAATATCAGACTTAAGAAAAGAAAATTCATACGATTGGTCTATAAATAGATATTCTTCTGATATAAAAATAGATGTTTTGAACGGAATCCCTGTTGAATATATTTCGTATATTGAAAATTACATAGGAACCTTATAAGCGAGGGAAAATACATGGGAGATAAAACATTAGAATCAGAACTAATGGCGTGTAAAGAAGAATTAAAAGAAGCAAATGAACAAATAGAATATTTAAAATATGAGTTGGAGAAAAAAGAAAAAAATCACAAATGGGAAATCAGGGAAATAAATAAAAGAATAGAACAGGCAACTGATAAAAACTTGGAATTATATGACAGAGAATCAAAAGCACTTATTTATGCAGATCAGTTGGAAAAAGATAAAAACATACTTGTTAAAGAAAAGAGAGAACATGAAAAGAAAATAGAAAAATTAGAGAGAGAAAATGAACAGTTGAAAGAAGAATTAGCAAAAATTACAGAAAGAAAAAACTTTAGCAACGATCCTGAATGGAGAGTACTTAAAGCAGCAGGGGAAAATAAGAAAACAAAATAATCCAATTAGAAAAAGACGCCTCAAGAGGTGTCTTTTTTGTATTCCTTGATTTTTAACAGATCGGATAAGTATTCTAGCAAGCGTTTTTGCCCAGAATTGTTTAATTTGTGAAAATTGCTGATAAAATTTGCAAATTAGCTGTTTGACAAACACACATAGAAAATATATAATTTCAGTAATTAAAAATCACGCAGGTAAGACATAAAGAATTTAGGACGTCCTGCAAGCCTATGAGGAATAGGTGCGGATTCGTGACCGCCAGAGATTGAAGAGATTCAGTCTTTGGCGGTCTTTTTATTTATTTCAAACTGCATAAGAAAAATAAAAAAATGAAATTTAAACCTGCCTGTCAAATGACAGTAGCGAAAGAAAGGTGGAAAAGAGTATGTATGAATTGGTGGAACTCAAAGGAAACGATGTTTTTACAAACAGCAAAGTGATTGCAGATGGAACAAATAACCAACATGAATCTGTTGTTGCTATTATCAGAAAATATGAGAAAGATATTTTAGACTTTGGCAATATTGATTTCTCCGATTTAAAATCGGGGAAAAGGGGGCAGCCTGAAAGAGTTTATTATTTGAATGAGGAACAAGCAACATTTGTTATAACTCTTTTGAGAAATTCAAAAATAGTTGTGAAGTTTAAGAAAGAGTTGGTTCGACAGTTTTATGCAATGCGCAGATTTATTCTTGAAAAGCAATCGAAACTATGGGGCGAAACAAGAATTGCTAATAAAGAAAATCGGCTGAAAGAAACTGATGTGATTAAACTTCTTGTAGACTATGCCAAAGAACAAGGAAGTACGCATTCAGATAAACTGTATGTGACATATACCAAGTTGGCAAAATCAGTAATTGGTGGAAATCGCGACAATATCACAGTTTCAGATCTCAATAATCTAACCCTTGTGGAAAGCATTATTTTGCAGACTATTAGAATTGATATGTCAATGGGTATGCACTACAAGGATATTTATAGGGATTGCAAAAATAGAATAGAACAATTTGCAGATATAACTTACCTGTCCGCTTAGCCCCGAAAATTTGGGGCTATTCCAGTATTTCGTCACGGGAAATTACAATCTTACTAAATATATAGCGTGCGACTCCTGTTAGGGTATGTTCCTAACGCACGTGAATTTAAAGGTTGAGCCTTGCGAAATGTAAGGCTCGGAAATTTAGGAGATAGAAAATATGGCATACAAAGCTCTTATGACTAAAGATGAAATTGGATTTGAAAACAATACGAACACGATAACAACACTTGAAATTGCAGAAATGATGGAAGTTCCGCACTATGAGATTTTAAAAAAATTGGAAGGGACAACAAATCCAGACGGAAGCACTAAACAGGCAGGAATTATACCAACATTAGGTAAAGGGAAAATTCCCGTTACCGATTATTTCATCAAATCAACGTATTTGACAGGGCAAAACAAGAAGATGCCGTGTTATGAAGTTACCAAGATTGGTTGTGATTTTCTTGCTAATAAGTTTACAGGAGAAAAAGGTATCTTATTCACAGCAAAATATGTAAAGCGTTTTAACGAGATGGAGAGGGGACAGGTCCCGAAAGATTTTCCATCGGCACTTCGGGCATATGCGGATGAAGTAGAGCGCAGGCAGATTGCAGAACAGGAGAATGAAAAGCTGCAGCAGGAACTTGACTATAGCAAAGACTGGTATTCTATTAAGCGTGTTGCAGCAATGAACGGTGTGGACTGGAAAACATTTAATTGGCGAAAACTCAAAGAAAAGAGCATTGAACTTGGATATGGCGTGAAAAAGATTTTTGATGCAAATTATGGAGAGGTAAATACCTACCATAGGGATGTTTGGGAAGCAGCATACCCGGAGTATGAAATTTAGGAGAAATTTTATGAACAAATTAGAAATCAGGATTACATATGGGAACACGGAAGTAATTCACACACCGGAGAAAATTGTGATTAAATCGCCCAATATCGAAGTAATTACAAAATAGATCAAGAAAAAGAAGTGGCATCTATCAAATTGGTGGTAGGTGCTATTTTGTACAAATTTTACCGACTGTCATTTGAGACAGCCGCAAACCCAAACAGTTAGGTGGTGGAAATATGGCGTACAGCGGATGGCTGTTAAAGATTGGAAATTACACAGTGCCAATGTCTTTTATGAAAGCGGAATCATATAGTCCATATGTCAATATGCAGGATTTAGATGATTATACGGATGCCAACGGTTATCTGCATAGAAATGCCGTGGAATTAAAGGCTTTAAAAGTGGAGTTTGAGACACGGGCAATGCTGACAAATAAGACTTTCAACGAGGTTTTAAATAATATCAGAAGCCAGTTCACAAATGCGACAGGGAGAGCCTGCTATATCACAGCGTATATCCCGGAATATGACGATTATGTGACGCAGTATGGCTATATGGCAGATTTTCAGCCTACGATATACGGAACATATGATGGAATAATTCGTTACAATTCAGTTCGGCTTGCTTTCATAGGGGGTGTGTACGGTGGTTAATTATAAATATGGCGACTTGTTCAAAAAAGATACGGTCGATAAGCAGTTATCCATCGTATCTGATGATGGAAAAATCAATATCACAAATACAGAGCTACACCAAGAAAAATTCGAATTGACCGAAAGTTTGTGTTCAGAACAGGAATTGACGTTTTGTTCGTGTGAAGCTGCCATGATTAAATTTACGGTGTCAAATACATTTTTGCCAATGAAGGGCAGATGGATGACGGTAATGATGTCTCTTGGTGGACATGCAGATATCCCGTTCCAGTTCGGACGATATAAGGTTGATTCTGATACGCCCACGGCAGACAGGTCGTGCCGTGATGTGGTTGCATATGATGCCCTTTATGACATTTTAAATGCAGATGTGGCTGCATGGTACAACACTGTATTTCCATCCCACGAAGAGCAGCAGACAGACAAAGACGGGAATAAAACGACTGTTACAGTGTATGATCCAGTCACAATGAAACAGTTCCGGAACAGCTTTTTTAAGCACTTCGGAATTGAGCAGGCTGACATTATACTGGTTAATGACAACATGTCTATTGAGAAAACAGTTGCGGTCACGCCATCCAGTGAGACAAGTTCTGATACAGAGGAATCGAGCATCATAGGCGAATCTATGAGTGGCAAGGAAGTGTTGTCCTGTATTTGTGAGATCAATGGCTGTATGGGGCACATGGGGCGCGACGGGAAGTTTCATTATATTTATCTGGAACAGGAGATACAGGGATTATATCCGAGAAATGACCTTTATCCGGCAGATGATCTGTTTCCGCGCGATCCAAAGAGTACGCAGATAGGAAAAGGATTCTATGTTACTGCCACATATGAAGATTATCTTGTCAAAACCATTAATAAACTTCAGATCAGGGAGCAGAAGAATGATATTGGCGTGATCGTAGGCACCGGAGACAATGCCTATGTGATCGAGGATAATTTTCTTGTCTATGGTAAAGGAACGAAAGAATTAAAAAGCATTGCAAACAATGTTCTTTCAAAGATCAGGGGGATTGTTTATCGCCCGTTTACGGCAGACTGCAAAGGAAATCCGTGCCTTGAGGTCGGGGATGCAGTGCGGCTGCCGACCAGATATGAACTGATCGAGTCCTATATTCTGAAAAGAACTATGAAAGGCATACAGGCTTTACGTGATGATTTGGAAGCGGACGGGGAAGAGTACCGGACGAATGGAGCGAATGGTATACAGAAAAGTATTTTAAAGCTCAAAGGCAAGAGTAATGTGCTGGAGCGGACTATCGAAAAGACGCAGAGCACGATAACGGATGTTGAGAAGGGATTGCAGTCACAGATCACGCAGACCGCAACCGAAATTCGCACAGAAGTTAAAAATACAACGGATGGTTTATCATCGAGAATCACGCAAAATGCGAGCAGTATTACAGCAGAAGTTAAAAGGGCACAGGGACAGGAAATTGAACTTGCAGCAGCTATTAAAATTAATGAGGACAAGATTACAGCGGAAGTTACGAGAGCAAGCGAAGCAGAGGGCGATTTGTCCGGAAATATAGAGGTGACCGCAACTAAGATACGGTCAGAAGTCAGTGCTTCTTTAACAGTATGGGATACCGAAGATTATGACGTTACACATTGTGGTTTCGGGAATCCACAAAATACATACCCTGCATCTTCGTATTATTCTGGACACAGTTTTTTGGATCAGAAGACTGGAAAGTTTTATGGTTGCGAACCAGATGGTGGAATAAGCAGTGGAAAATACAAATGGACTCTGATAAAGAAATTTAAGCAGCTTTCATCGAGTGCGTCCAGTACGATTACGCAGTCATCAAAGCAGATCAGCTTGAAAGTATCAAAAGACAGCGTCATTTCAGAAATCAACCAGTCAGCCGAGGGTATCAAAATTAAAGCAAAACTGCTTGAATTAAAAGGTTCTATGGAAATGACCGGGGGATATATGCATATTCAAGCGGAAGAGTCTGTAGAAAACCTTATTGAATTTAAACGCAGTGGAACACTTGTACAGATGGGAACGGATGGATTTCGAACAGTGGAAGGGACGCTTGAAAGTCCTGTTCATAAATGTACGGTTCAATATAATCAGGTTTCATTGCATAAAGGCGCAAACGATAATGACCACATGATGATCCATTTAGACGGAGATACCGGAGTAGGTGGATTCAGAGGTGGAGTAATTAATGGATCTGACAAAAGAATAAAAAACACAATTTTAGATTTAAGCAAAAAGCAATCATCTGAGTTTATTTATTCTTTAAGAGCAAAATCGTATCGTTATAATTTCGAAAAAGATGGGTTCCATCATGGATTTATTGCACAGGATGTTTTGAAAAAAGCGGAAAAAGGGTGGAATATTTGTCCAAAAACGTTTTCAGACAGCAATGGGAAAAAGTATTACGGACTGAAATATACGGAACTTATTGCAGATCTGGTAGCCACAGTGCAGTTACAGCATGAAGAGATAGAAAATCTGAAAGAAAAGGTGGAAAGTTTATGATTAACGCAGAAATCCGAGAGTTTGAGAATGACATTATTAATTATGTAAATGCCTGTGAAAGTATTCCGGTTGAGGTTAAATATCTGGTGTTTAAAGATATTTTGCATCAGATCGAATCAGAAGCAAATAGAAATGTGATTGCCGAACGGGAACAGATGGAGAAAGACATGGAAAAGGAGGGCAAGGAACATGAATAAAGCACACGTACCTATCAACTGGGAGAATTACCCAAGCGATGAGACTCCGTTGAACGAACGAAACCTCAACAAAATGGATAGTGCTATCGGCATTATTGACGACAATGTAGTTACCCTGGATGCGACAAAAGCAACCAAGACAGAGGTAGCAACTCTTGTTGCAGACGTGACCTTTGAGGAATCGACCGGAATCATTACGATCACAAAAAAGAACGGTTCTAAGATTACGATTGATACACAGATGGAGAAAATCGCAATCAACTTCGTTTATAACCCGACCACACAGCAGATTATCCTGACTCTGATTGATGGCACGAAACAGTACATAGACCTGTCGGCACTGATTACACAGTATGAGTTCCTTGATTCTGATACGGTAGCTTTTTATATTGATAAGGATGGAAAAGTGTCTGCCATCGTCAAAGAGGGTAGCATCGAGGAAAAACACTTGGAGCCAAACTATCTTGCGAAAATCAAAGTGGAAGTGGCAAAGGCAGAGTCAAGCCAGCAGGCAGCGGCAAAGTCCGAAGCCAACGCCAAAGCAAGTGAGAATGCTGCAAAAGCCAGTGAAACAGCGGCAAAAACATCCGAAACCAATGCCAAAGCGTCAGAGACAGCGGCAGCGAAGTCAGCTACGGCGGCAGAGGCATCCGAAAGCAACGCAAAAGTCAGTGAGACATCCGCCAGTGAATCATCCGCCACAGCCACGGAGAAAGCATCGTCCGCCAGTCAGTCAGCTGATACAGCAGCCGAAAAAGCAGATATTGCAACTCAAAAGGCTGCGGAGATCATCGGTAAGGCGGAATCTGCAGCAGATAGTGCAACTAAAGCACAGAGTTATGCCGTTGGTGGTACCGGGAGCAGAGAGGGCGAGGATTCTGACAATGCGAAGTATTATTTTGAACAGGTAAAAGATGTGTCTGAAGCTATTAAGGGCGGATTGCAGCCGAGAGGAACAGTTGCATTTGCAGATCTTCCGGCACTTGCGGATGTTAGCACAGGGTGGATGTTCAATATTTCAGACGAATTTACAACCACGGATGATTTTAAAGAGGGAGCCGGGAATGTAATTCCGGCAGGTGCCAATATTTATAAAACATCAGATGAAAAGTGGGACGTGCTGGCCGGAACTCCAGTTACCGGAATCAAAGGTGTAAATGAAGATTCTTTCCGTAGGGGCAATGTAGAACTCACAGCAGAAAACGTCGGTGCAGTGGCAACCGGTGGAGATACAGCAGAGAATACAGCAACTTTTACGAGTAGTGATGTGGCAGACGGATCAGCGTCAGCGTGGACGACTGTATCAAAATTATCAAGCGGCGAAAAACACTCTTCAATTTTTGCAAAGGTGTCACAGATGTTCAAGAATGTGCGGTATCTCTATAAAATGCTTGGAACGACAGACATTTCTAAGATTGGGAATGGTACTTGTACCGGGGCGATATCATCGTTAAACAGCGGTTTAGCCAATAAATATTTTCTAAAAGTATTAGCAAAAGACTGGTCTGGATTTGTCGGTACATTGTTTCCCCAATTTAATGTGCAAAATGATAATGTTGTCGATATTTATGCTGATAAAACTGACGGTACATATCCTGCTGTACGTGTTGCCCGTGCTAGTGCAGATTATGATGGTAATAACATTCCAGACACATATTTAAAAAAGGCGGATGCCAAAAATAATGTATCTAGCTTATCCAATACTATGACAAATTATAATGATCAGACTCCTGTCGTGCAGTATTTCACTGTCCCGGATGATGGGTATTATCTTATTACAGGTCTTGTCACTTTCAGTTCAAACGCAAATGGGTTTCGTGAAGTTTTTATAACAAATACAACATCTAACTATGTCATGGGACGAGTCAGAGTTCCTGCGGTATCCGGCGGTGCAGTAACTTTACAGGTAACGAGTGGTGGCACTTTCGGACCGGGACAGACTGGTACACTCAGTACTTATCAGAACTCAGGTTCAAATCTTAATGTGCAGGAATGGTTAAATATGGTAAAGATCGCACCTAAGCTGTAAAAAAACTGCATTAAAAATTAAATATAATAAAAAGCAAATGAAAAAAATGTCTAATGACTCCCATGAACATT